AGCCGCCAGTCGGAACCGGCTTTCTGCCAGGTTGATCTCTTTACCGAAGGTTGTAATGGTGGCGGTGCTGGCCTTGATGGTTGCGTTGGCATCATCCCAATTGGTCTGTGCCAGGGCCAGCGCTTTGCTGCACCGATCGATCTCTGCCTGGGTCGCTTTTACGCCTGCCCGGGCATTATTCAGATTGGTATTTGCCTGAGAAACAGCGTCAGCGGCATTCTGCGTGGTTTTCTGAAGCGCTGTATTCTGACCGGAAAGTTTCTTCACTTCCTGGCAGCTGAGCCTGTACTCTTCCTTCAGAAGATCCAGGTTGCCCCGGGCGGCAATGGTCACAGAGTCATTTTCGCCCAAGGTAGCGCTGTAATGCCGCACTTGTTCAGCGGCAGCAGCCACCTGTTGCTTGAGTGCGCTCTGTGCTTCCCTTGCCGTTTGCAGCCGTGCTGCATAGTCATTCTGCCGGGTATAGCATTCCTGCAGCTTTGCATTGGCAGCGGTCAGGGCGCGTTCATATTGCCCGACAGCGTTCTCCTGAAGCAGCAACCGCTGCTGCAGCGTCGAAAGCTTGGACGATAGGCCCGTGGCGGTGGCCTCGAAGTTCTCGACGCCTGCGGCTGCCAAACGGAACTTGCTTTCTGCTTCCTGGATCTGCTTGTTGACGGATCGGATGTTTCTCGTGAAGTTGTCCGTCTGCAATGACAGCGATACAACTAGGTCACGAAGCGCCTCGCTCAAGGGATTCACCTGCCTTTCGGGTAAAATAAAAAGCCGTCATGTTACGGCTTGAGATTGCCCCAGACCTCATCGATGTACTTGCGCTGGGGCTGCTTTTTCACATGTTCCTTCTTGGCGTTCCAGGCACGGATTCGAAGAAAGCCCAGCATGTCCATGCGGTCAATCTCATCCATGCGCCAGCCGCCTTCAAGGAGTGAATTGTAGGTGGAATATATGAAATTGGGCAGCGTCAAACCACCGGATTGGTCTCCTGGGTCGTCTGCGCTGCCTTCGTAGGGAATTCGTCAAGCACATGCGTGGTTTGCGTCTGCACGGCCATGAGCGCAAAGGCAATGTCGTGCATCAGGCGATCCACGGGATAGTGATCCAGAATCTCGTCCGGTGTGAATTGGTTACCGAACAGGACACAAAACCACTTGATCATTTCATCCATGGCCTCGCCAATGGACAGGTTCTTGGTATCATCAATTTCTTCGCCTTTCAGCGCAGCGTTGGAAACGGCAACGATTCTGCCATACATCTTGGCGGCAGGCTCCATCTCACGCAGGGCACGACCGGAGATATAGTCCACATGGTATTTCTTATCGCCCAACGTACAAGTGATCATTCTTCGTTCCTCCTATGATTGGGATAACGCAGCAGCGTACCAATGGGAATCAGCACGCTGCTGCGCTGTGGGTTAAGTGTTCGTGAAAGAGGGTTCGTACACGGATGCCAGGAAGGATTCGCCCTGGGCGGCAGTAAACCCATTCTGGCCTTCGTCAGCCACAGCCTGATACTGGCCGTCATGGGTGCGCTTGATGGCAGTCCATTCGATTTCGCCAGTCTGGCGGGTAACAGAAGTGCCTTCCTTGGTCTGATAAGACTCGGTGACAGGCTTTGCGCGAACCTTGAACAGCCAAACATAGCGGTAGGTGCCATCGGACTTTTCAGACTTAAAGCCTACCGCGAAGTACGGGGGCTTATCGGAAGCGCTGCGGATGAGGACGCCGTTGTCGTCGATCTTGTTGCCGAAGATCATCTCCTGGATGGTCAGCGGAATATCGGCCATCTTGGTTTTAAAGGCCAATTCGGGATCCGGATACAGGACGTCAAACTCCACATCATCCGCGTACTGGATATCGGGGTCGGCGTTTTCAGGGGTGATGCTGGCTTCGATGGCACCAGCCATCAGCTGAAGGTCACCATAGGTGTGTTCTGCTTCGGTGTCGGCAGTCAGCGGTGCAATCACCACATTCTTGAGACCGACAGTAGAAGCAACATGAGGAGAAGCAGCGGGAGTCGCCATTTGTCTTTACCTCCTTACAGGTTGTCGATTGCATCCCGCAGCCCTTCGCGGATGATTTCATAGGCTTCATCTGCTCGGGTATCATAAGCGGGACGGATAAAGGGATGGGCTGGAGCGGGAGCCGGGCCGCCATGGCCGTACTCCACAGGGGTGGCATAATAAGCTCCGCGCTCCTTGCGGTGAACGCCAATGGTAATGGATTTACCGCTATATCGCCGTTTGCGAACATTGCCAATGGCAATGGACTCATGAAGATCGCCAGTGATGATCTTGGGATCCCGGGACGCATTGCTCTTCATCTGCTGATGGATGGGCTGCGCCGCTGCTTGCAGAATGCACTTGGCAATCGGTGCACCGGCACCGTCTGCGTCCATGGTGTTCGCCATATTGCCAATGTCCGTCATGAGGGAATCAAAACCGTCTACATTCAGGGGCACGATTACACCTCCTGTCGGTAGCACCATGTCCACTGCACGGTGTACTGCTTGGTGGCTGTATCGTAGGCGGGCTGATTGTAGCCTTTGTCTGACTCTTCCACCATGGAGAACCCGGCAGCATACATGGCGCTGCGGATCTGGTTGGCCATGTCTGTGGGATCCGTGTCACTCCACAGGTTCAGGTACACATAAGTGCGAACCGAGGTAACGCGATCATCCATGTGCGATGCTTCGGTGGTGGTTGTGGAGTAAACCACATACTGAACAGGCGGGTTCTGGTTTGCCGAAGTAGCTCGCCAGATACCCGCCATAACAGGAATATTGAGATGTGCCAGAGCGCTTTGAACCTGTCTCAACCGCTCACCCCCTCGGAAAGGGATGCTTTCAGGCCGAGATAGTCGCCACGGAAACCGTATTCACCCAGCGTGTTGATACGCCACTTCTTATCGCGGAATCGCACCCACATGCCAGGCACGATATCCTCCCGATACCGGATGGTGAAATTAATAACCGCTTCCGTGTTCATCACATCAGCAGAACGATAATGCTGGTTACCGGCATCGGTCACAGCTGACCATACTTTGCAGAACACTACATCCGTAGGCTCCGGATAACCGTTATCGTTTACAACGCTCTCTGTGTACCCAATCTCGACCATGTGTCTGAGGTCACCGGGCCGTGGATTGCTTTCAAAGTTTTTATAACCGCGCAAGGCCCATCACCTCCTTAGAACATTGCGTCAGGGTCGCGGTGGGGATAAAGCAGGTTCTGAAACGCTGTGCGCATAGTGGCGTAAGCAATATTGTCGCTGGGTTCCCGGTTTTCATAATAATGGCTGACCATCAACAGGACAGCTAACCGGACAGACTCCGGGGCATCGTCCGGGAACGCCACGCGACAATAATCCTCCGCTGCCGCTTGCGCTTGGGCAATCAGAGAATCGATATAAGGATCTTCGTCATCGTGCTGAATCCGAAGATGCGTTTTGACTTCATCAACTGTCAGGATCACGTGTCATCACCACTGATGGTATTGACGATGAGACCCGCATTTCGCAGTTCGGAAATGAGATGATTGAAGTCCTCACGCAGGGCGGCAACCGTGGTCGCTTCGCTTTCTTGCACGTTCAGAAGCACCGGTTCGCCAGCGGTCGGGAGATCGAACAGGCCTTCCGCGCCCTCCACCGTAGCACCGGGAAGGAAGGTCAACCTGCCGCCGATGACCCATTCGCTGCCGCCATGGGCGTGATAGTTACGAGCAGTACTCATGGAATACCTCCTTTAGAGAGGGGTGCCACCGCTCAGGCAGCACCCCGGATGATTAAGCCTTGATCTGCAGGCACTTCATGGCTTCGCCCAGGATCAGACGACCGTCCACACGCTGGGTGGCACGGAAGCCCACCTGACCGGTGGCGGCGTACAGTTCGTTCAGGCGCTGGAAGGTGCGACCCTGGCGATCGGCGATCCAGTAGGACTTGAAATCACCGAACAGGAGGGGCTTGCTGCCCGCAGCGATCTCAGGCATGTACACGGAAGTCACCAGGCGATGGTTGAACAGGGTGTCGGGCTGGCCTTCCTTGATGCCAGGCTGCCACAGGTACTGGCCGTTGCCGTCCTTGAGCTTACGCAGCGCCTTGATGGACGAATCGTTGGTCAAGAACACAGAGTTCTTGCGGTACACCGACTTGACGGAATGGATCAGATCCAGGATCTCGTCAGAGGTGAAGGTGGTGCCAGCAGTGGTAACACCGGTGGCAGCGCCATTGGTGGCATGCAGCAGGCCGTAGGGCTTGCCGGAACCATCACCATTGATGAACGCATCCTCTTCCGCAGCGCCAATACGGCGGGCGAACTCGGTGGCGATGTAGCCTTCGATGTCGAAAACGGAGTCCTGCAGCAGTTCATCGCTGACTTTGATCATGGTGGCCAGTTTATGAGCGCCCAGGGACACCTGACCGAAGACGTCGTCGGATTCGGGAATCACGCCTTCCTCGTCCACCCAGCTGGCGGTGCCGTGGGAAGCAACAACAGGAATCTTGCGCTCACCGGACTCGGTGCGGATGATGGTGCACAGGCTGCGCAGCTGGTTCTGCTCTTCCAGGGCCTTAACCAGGGTGCGCTCGTACTCATCAGGGCACAGATAGCCGCCCTCGGAGTCGGTACCGATCTGCAGAGCGTTCTGCACCAGCAGGTGGCCACCGCGATTGCGCACCATCTTCCAGAAGGCGGAGTTGTACTCATCGGAAGCACGACCGGTCTTGCCAGTCACGGTCTTTTCGGGGCGGGCGGTCAGGGGGCTGTTGACAGCGGCGTTCAGTTCACGCTCCATTTCAGCAGCGCGCTCTTCACGCTCGATGGCATGGCCCAGATCGACCACTTCCTGCTCCATTCGCTCATAGATGGCGGTATCCTCAGCGGACATCAGGCCATTCTCATTCTGGTGTTCGTCCAGGAACTGCTTGGCCTTGTCCCAGACTTCACCGCGCTTATTGCGCATATCGTTGATCTTGCTCATTGTGGTTGTCCTCCTTTAGCGTCGTTTGGGCATAAGTAAACCCAGCCGTTTTTGCAGCTGGGCAACAGGGATGCCGGGGATCTCCGGCTGTTCAGTTTCGGGTTCCTGAGGAGCTTCAGGCTCGGGTATGGGCTGCTCCTGTTCGGGCACAGCGGGTGCGGGCGGTTCCTTCGCATCCTCGGGCGGCTTCATCCGATGGGGTCTGGCACGATCCAGCCAGGCCTGAACCTTGATTTCAGCCTCAGCGCGATCAGCCACACGGGGCGTAGCGCAGTTGAAGATGTTGTTGGACGGAACTTCGTCCACAATGCCGTCAATGAAGCCCTCGGCCAGTGCCTGCTGGGCATCCATCCAAGTCGTTTCACTCATCATGGTCGCAAGCTCTTCACGGCTGCGGTGCGACCTGCGGGCGTAGACATTCAAGATGCTTTCCTTACAAGCTTTGAGAAGATTGATGGCATCCTTCAGGTCATGCTCATTGCCCCAAGCCATACAGGAAGGGTCGTGGATCATGAACAGGCTGCCGGGCGTCATTTCCACCCGGTGTGCTGCCAGAGACAAAACAGACGCCGCCGAAGCAGCAGTCCCCGAAATGATCAGATGCACATGACCGGGATAGGCGCGTACATCGTCGAACATCCGGGTGGCAGCATTGCAGTTGCCACCGTAGGAGTTAAGCACGATGCGCACATCGTCGGCATTCAGGTTGTTCACACCATATAGCTCCTCATGAAGCGCAGAGGGCGT